CGGTCAACCTGTTCCTGGATTTAAAGAAACAGACCAGTTTAATATTACCGCTGCTGGTAAAGTATCACTTAATAATAAATCTCTTACTGGTATTAAAACAGATTCTTTACTTGCTGTTCAGCAAGTTGGTTTTACAACAACTACTTTGTATAGAGTAAAAGATATTGCAAAAACTGGTACTGAAGTTACTATAGAAGCGACTACAGATGTTGTTGGAATTACTACTGGTGCTCTTCCTGCAGCAGATATTACATCAACAGTTGTTGCGTTTACACCTATTGTACAAAATATTCAACAGGATGAGATGTATGTATCTCTTCCACAAAGTGATGTTGCTACAGTTGATTTAAAAAATTCAAGTCTTGAGTTCCATGCTCAACTTGGTGCATTAGCAACTAATGGTTCTGGTGTAATGACAATCACTAATACTAGTGGTGTTCAAGGTGCTATATTTGAAGCATTTGATGAGGACAGATATAGTATTGTTTATTCTGATGGTACTATTGCAACAGTTACAGAAAATAAATTTGAATATAACAGTGGTTCAAATACAATTACAATTAAAGGTTTAAGACCATCTCAAACTAACGTTGTTGCCAACGTTGTGATGAAGAAACCTGAGTTTAAAGCAAAAAATAAGGTTGTTAATCGTTCACATGTTGTAAATATTACCCGATCTGCAAATAAACAATCTGGATCTACAGCAAATAACAGTTTAAATGATGGTTTGTCCTTTAGTACATTTTTTGGAACTAGAGTTCAGGATAAGAAAATTTGTTTGAACTATCCAGAGGTTATTGAAATTATTGCTGTTCATGAGTCTTTTGACAAAAATGCACCTACATTTGATAAACTAAATCTAACTTCTGTAGAAAATGTACAGACTAGTGCGATTATTGGTGAAAGTATTATCGGTGCTAGTAGTAAAGCAATTGCAAGACTTGTAGCAAAACCTGGCGCTGCTCAAGTAGAGTTTGTATATTTAACTGATGCTAGATTTATTCTTGGAGAAGATATTACTTTTGATGAGAGTGATATTGTTGCAAGTATTGATAGTATTGTTAACGGAAATTATAAAGACGTTACTTACAGATATGAATTAAATAATGGTCAAGAACATGCCTTCTCCAACTATGCTTCTATTACTCGAACTGCTACTAGCGGTCCTCCTCCAACCAAACAATTAAAAGTTGTATTTGATTATTACTCTGTTCCTTCTGGAGATGATGGTGATGTTGTAACCGTAGATAGTTACCCACAGTCTGTGTTTAGAGATTTAATACCAGATATGGAGTCTGAAAGGGATGGTTCTACTACTGGTGGTACAAACGTCTTAGACTTTAGACCTGCTGTTTCTGTATATGATCCAGCAACTGCAACAGCACCTCCATTTAGTTTTGCATCTAGAGATTTTGGTGCTCTTGATAAACCATCTCTACCTTTAGCAGTTGGGGAAGGATCTGTTGTAAGTTTTGAATATTACTTAAGTAGAACTGATAAACTTTTCTTGAATAAAAATGGTGATCTATCTATTGTTCAAGGTGTGCCTGGTGAAGGTGAACCTGACGATTTAGATTCTGACCATATGTTATTGGGTACTATCACTTTACCTGCATATACAGATGAAACTGATTCTATTGATATTGATTTAGAAAACCCAAGAAGATATACTTTTGCTGATATTGGTAAATTAGATAGAAAGATCAGTGCTCTTGAAAGTGCAGTTACTCTTTCTATGTTAGAAGAGGAAACAAAAAATGTTGACATTAGAGATGCAACTGGTAAAGCACGTTTCAAAAATGGATTCTTCGCTGATAATTTCCAAAGTAGTGAGCAAATTGATGATGCCCACCCAGATAATAAGTGTGAACAGACTGATGAAGGTAGCGGTACAATTACACCATTACCATCAAATGCATCTTTAAAAACATTAATTGTAACTAAGGATGAAACAACGTCTTCTACTTACGATAGTACGATTGATTATGACCTTTTAGATGATAATGTTGTTAAGAGGGGTGACCTCTTGATGCTTAAGTATGAGGAGAAAGAGTGGGTAAAACAACTTGCAGCAACTGGTGTAAGTAATATTAACCCATTTAACGTTATTACATGGGCAGTTGCAATTACACTAAAACCAGATATTGATAGTTGGTCTAGAAAGATTCAGACTCAGCAGACTGTAAAAATTAAAGGTAAGCAAAAAACAGTAAAGGTTGTTACTAAACGTTATAAGTGGGTTCGTACTGGTTACTGGTGGGGCTGGTGGGGTCGTTGGCGTTGGTATTGGCGTCGTTATAGATGGAGATGGTGCCATTGGCATTGGGGGTACTACTGGTATCGTCGTGGTTGGAGATATGGATATTGGTGGCGTTGGGGCTGGTACAGATATCGTTGGAGATACGGCTATTGGGGCTGGTGGGGCTGGGGGCACCGTTGTATGCGCCGAGTTGCTACTTACACCACTACTTACAAGAAAGTTGACGTACCAACGCCAACACCCGCAGATAAGGTCGAGAAGATCAAGTCGCAAGCGGAAGAGTATATGCGTTCTAGAAACGTACTTGTTGATGCGCTGTCTTGTAAACCAAAGACTAGGTATTACCACTTCTTTGATGGAAGTAATACTTTGGATATCGTACCAAAACTCCTTGAAATCAAGGATGTTACAGGTGCATTCAAAATTGGTGAAACTGTAATTGGTAAGAGTGGAAAGGCAAAAATTAAGTTCAGAGTTTGTACACCTAACCATAAGAGAGGTAAGTATAACAAACCAGATAGAACTTATAGCATAAACCCATACAATACTGCACAGAATATTCCTACGACATATTCTAAGTCTTCAACAATTCTAAACGTTGACGTTGCTTCCATGGCGGAAGAGGCACAAGGTTCATTCAGTGGATATGTTGTTAATGACATGTTACTGACTGGTCAACAGTCTGGTGCTACTGCAAAGGTAAGTCAGATTCGTTTGGTTTCTGATAAGTTTGGTGATATCCAAGCATGCTTCTTTATTAGAGATCCTCTTGCAAATCCTGCACCTCCAAACAGATTTAAGACAGGTACTAAACAATTTGTTCTTAATACTGATATTAATAACACTAAAGCAATTCCTGGATCTACAAAGATCTCCTCAGGACAAGCAGATTATAAGTCTACTGGTGTTATTGAAACTTGGAGAACGACTAAGTATAAGGTTTACTTCCACAGAGACCCTCTTGCACAGTCATTTACAACAGATGCTAGTGGTGTCTTCCTTACTAGTCTTGACGTTTGGTTCTATACTAAGGATGAAAAACTCCCAGTATTCCTTGAAGTCAGACAAATGCAGTTGGGTATTCCAACCAGAAATGTTTTAGAATACTCTGAAGTAAAACTTGATCCAGACCAAGTTACATTGGTTCCTGACACTGGTGCATCTGCAGGTAATGATGCTCATAAGACTACATTTAACTTTAAGTCTCCTGTATTCTGTGCTCCAAACACTGAATTCTGTGTTGTTCTCTTGTCAGAGTCTGATTCTTATGAAGTCTTCCTTGCAAGGATGGGTTCTAAGACACTCAACTTTAAGGCATTAGGATTAGGTCAGAACTCTCAGCATAGTAAACAGTGGGGTGCTGGTTCTCTATTCAAGTCACAGAACGGTTCTATTTGGACTCCAACTCAGGAAGAAGATTTAACATTCAGACTTAAGAGAGCAGAATTTACAGCTACTTCTGGTACTGTTTATATGCACAACCCAGATCTTGATGTAAGTAACAACTACATCAGACGTCTTGAACCTGATTCTTTCCAAGTCGTTTCTAGATCTGTAACCGTTGGTATTGATACAGTCGCAAATGGAACTGTGATGGCAGGTATTCTTACTACTGGTAGGAAGATTGGTGAAGCAACTGCTGCTGAAGGTGGTAGTTCTGGTAAGTCTTATGTCTTTGGTACTATTGAAAGTACAGGTGGTCCTATTGACCTAACATTTGGTTCTTACGCAGGTATTTCTACAGTTGCTATTGGTGGTACTGATTACATCGATGGTCAATATAATAATGTTGATCTATTCGCTGTTACTGGTAATGGAGTTGGTGCAAAAGCAAACCTCTTTATTGAAAATGGAAACGTAACTGCTGCTGGTGCAACTATTGTAGATGGTGGACATGGTTATGCTGTAGGTGATATTATCGGTATTACAACTGCTGATGCTGGTGGTGCTGGTTCTCAATGTCAATTGTCAATTGAAGCAACTAGTGGTGTTGATAGATTGTACTTAGAAGATGTACGTGGTAACACCTTTGTTACTAGCGAAAAACTTGTTTACTTCGATGATGCTGGAACAAGAATAGCACTTGGAACTACTACAATTACATTATCCGCAAGAACTGGTCCTACCTCTAACGAAGGTGACATGATAATTGTTTATCTTCCAAATCACGGTATGTATAGTGGATCTAACAAGATTACTATTAGTGGATGTAAGGATCTTGCTGATGCAACACAACTATCTGCAGATGTTACTTCTACTAGCACTGTAATTTCTGTTGCTTCTACCATGGGTTATGAGACATTTGAAGGAATGCCAGTAAGTGCAACAAATCCAGGTTATGTATTGATTGATCAAGAACTTATTTCTTACACTGGTGTTGGTGAAGGAACATTAACTATCGGCACTAGAGGTGTTGACAGTACAGTTTCTACTCCACATGCTCTTGGAGAAGAAGTTGACTTGTATGAATTACAAGGTGTATCTCTCAGAAGAATTAATACAACTCATGACATTGACCCATATGAGTTTGATATTGATAACTTCTATATCAGAATCCAAAGAGATCAAAATGGTACAGACAGAAGTGATGATGGTTCATTAGTTAATGCTCCACTCCTAAGTTTCGCTGATAGCGGTGCTGCTGGTGGTGATGAAATTGATAGTACAACTAACTTATTGTACTCTAGTATCAAACCTAACTACAGAGTTATTAAACCTACTGGTAAGACTTCTGTTACTGCACAAGCTAGAACAATAACAGGTACAAGTCCAAGTGGAAATGAAGTCTCTTATGTAGATAAAGGTTATGTAAATATTGATCTTGGTAATGTTAATCAGTTTAGTGATGTAAGAATGATTGCTTCTAAAGTTAATGAAGACGCATATAACACTGAATTATTCAGGAATAAGTCTTTCACAACTGCAATTACATTACAAACAACAGATAAAAATGTATCTCCAACTATTGATTCTACGGTTGGTGCAACTGAATTTGAATTCTTTAGAATTAATGATCCAGTCAGCGATTATGCCTTAGATGGTCGTGTTAACATTGCTGGTGAAGATCCACATGCATCTGCTTACGTAAGTAAGAACGTTGCACTTGAGAATGAATCAGTTGCTCTAAAAGTAATCATTGAAGCATACAGAAGTGAAACATCTGATTTCCGTGTTGCATATCAACTTCAAACAACTGCTGAAGGTGGTGCTGCTCCATGGCGTCTCTTCCCTGGCTATGATAACTTGAAAGATACTGATGGTAACGGATTAGGTGATAAAGTAATTACACCATTGAATAATAATGGTCGTCCAGATAGAAAGATCAGACCATCTGCTCCACTATCTGATGAATTCATCCAGTATGAATTTAATGCTCAAGACCTAACTGAATTCACAGGATTCAGAATCAAGATTATGATGTCTGGTACAAATGCTGCTGATCCTCCTAAATTCAGATCAATCAGAGCGATTGCGTACACATAAACTATAAAAGGCACCTAAATATAGGTGTCTTTTTAATATCACAATGTCATCACCTGACCCCGACACATCTGCTTTTAATGAATTTGCATTTCAAACTATCTTGGATCAATACCAAGAAGAAGAGATTTGGAAGATGTATAAAGATCAACAAAAACTTGATGAACAATTAAAAGAGGATGAAAAGAAAATAGAATATCTTGAAGATGCAAGAGGAAAAGATGAAGAATTTTCTTTAATGAATTATTCTGAAGAATTTGATATTAGACCAGTAGCAGATAATCCTGGTCTTTTTAAAGACATGGAGACTGGTGCAGTTTTGAATATGGATAATACTGCTTACAAAATCTATCAGCAGAACAAAAAAAGATCTGAGGCAATCCAGAGGAAACAAGAAGAGCAAAATGCTAAAGTTGAAAAGATGGATCTTGAAGTTGAAGAAATCAAGGGAGATCTTAAAGAACTGAAAGGTTTGATTAGAGATTTAATAAAAGGACTAAATAACTAAACGGTATATATTTTTTTCTGATGGCAGCAGTTTACAATAAAAATATTGTTATTAATACTGGTTCAACTTTCAATGAGACCTATAACTTAAGAAATCCAGATGAGACTTCTTACAGTTTAGTTGGTGCTGGAATGAGTGCTATTTTGAAAAAACATCCTGGTGCTAGTTCTGGAGTGGGTTTTGCAATGACTTCTACTGATCTTGCAGGTGGTGAATTAAAATTAACAATGACCGCAACAGATACTACTAGATTAAAAGAAGGTCGTTACAGATATGATGTTCTGATTACAGAATCTGGTGGAGATAAAGTACATGTTATAGAAGGTTCAGCAATGGTAAGAGCAGGAGTAACCACATGACTTATACTCAAAAAATAACTGTTCCTAAAGATGCAGAGGTGGATACAAAGTTAATTAAAACTTCTACTGCCCAGAAGGTAACCGTTCTAAATAATAACGACAAAGAAAATGTTGACATTACTGTAAGTGGGTAAATATGGCAAAACCATCTACCAGAGAAGGATTTAAAGACTATTGCCTAAGGCAATTAGGTGCTCCTGTATTAGAAATCAATGTTGATGATGACCAAATTGATGATTTGGTAGATGATGCTTTGCAGTTTTGGCAAGAGAGACATTTTGATGGAACTGAAAGTCAATATTTGAAATATAAGATTACACAAGACGATATTGATAGAGGAAAAGCAAGAGTTGGAAATCAAGGTGCAGGTATAACTACAACAACAGATAGTGCTACTATTACTGGAAGTAGTGTTGGTTTTAACTTTGAAGAGAATAGTAATTTTTTAAAGATTCCAGATGATGTTATTGGAGTAAATAAAGTATTCAGATTTGACAGCAGTAGCATTTCTAGTGGAATGTTCAGTGTTAAATATCAATTATTTTTAAATGACATTTATTGGTTGGGTGCTAGTGAGTTATTAAGTTACTCTATGGTTAAGAGTCACTTAGAGACTATTGATAGATTACTTACAACTGATAAGCAAATAAGATTTAATAAAACTCAAGGAAAACTTTATATTGACATTGAGTGGAATAATGCAACTGTAGATGATTATATTATTATTGATTGTTACAGAGCACTTGATCCATCAACTAATCAGTTAGTTTGGAATAATTATTTCTTAAAACGATATGCTACTGCATTGATTAAAAGACAATGGGGTCAGAACTTAATTAAATTTCAAGGTGTAAAACTTCCTGGTGGTATTGAATTAAATGGAAGACCAATATATGACGATGCTGAAAGAGAACTCACTGAGTTGAGACAGGCAATGATTAGCGAGTACGAACTCCCACCTTTTGATCTTATCGGATAATGGCACTCAATCCCTTTTTTATACAAGGGTCATCTGGAGAACAGAACCTTGTACAAGATTTAATCAACGAACAGTTGAGGATGTATGGTATTGATGTCACATACATTCCAAGGAAGTTTGTAAATAAAAAATCAATTATAGAAGAAGTGCAATCATCAAAGTTTGATGATAATTTTACCATTGAAGCATATTTGCAAAACTATGATGGGTTCCAAGGGAATGGAGATATCTTAACAAAATTTGGAATCACTCTAAAAGATGAAGTACAATTGATTATTTCTAAAGAGAGGTTTACAGATTTTATCCGTCCATTTATGGATCAGATGGATGATGATGAAGTTGAATTCTTTGATACCCCTAGAGAGGGTGATTTAGTATACTTCCCACTTGGGAAAAAGTTATTTGAGATCAAGTATGTAGAAGTAGAAAAACCTTTCTTCATGCTTCGTAAAAACTACGTTTTTGAACTTAGATGTGAATTATTCGAGTACGAGGATGAGGTACTTGATACAGGTATTGACAGTATTGATAAGACAGTTCTTGATGAAGGATTTATTACTACATTAAACATTGTAGGAAATGGAACCACTGCTTTAGGAACTGCAAGTACAACTACTGGTTATGTTGGTCAAGTATTCTTACAGAATGATGGATATGGATATACAAGCACTCCTCTAGTAACATTCACTTCTCCTCCAGTTGGATTTACGACTGCTACTGCTGTTGCAATCACAACTGCTATGGGACAATTACAGGCAGTAGAAGCAATTAGATTAACAAATGCAGGTTATGGATATAGTGAAAAACCAACTATCTTCATTACAGGTGGTGGTGGATCTGGTGCAATTGCAACTTGTACTTTTGTAGTTGGATCTGGAACTTCCTTCGGTGTTGGAGAAATTACTGTTGGAACATCAGGAACTCAATATGCTTCTGCGCCAACTGTTGCTATAGGAACTGCACCAGCTGGTGGAGTTGATGCAACTGCATTTGCAACTCTTAATTCTAGAGGTCAAGTTACTAATGTATACATTACTAATGCAGGTGCTGGATATACAGAGGCACCTTCTGTAACCTTCTCTGGTGCTCCTCAGAACGGAACTGGCACTTATGTATACAATGAACTAGTTACTGGGCAATCAAGCAGTACAACAGCAAGAGTTAGGGAATGGGATGCAACTAAGGGTGTTCTTAAGGTTGGTATTGTTACTGGAACCTTCTATGACGGGGAAACAGTTGTTGGTTCTTCCTCATCTGCTACATACACTGTGAGAACATATAATTTTGAAGATACTTATGATGCTTTCAATGAAGGTGATGTCTTTGAAACAGAGGCAGATTTAATCTTAGATTTTTCTGAGAAAAACCCATTTGGTGAATTCTAATGTTAGGGCAGTATTACTATCACGAAATCCTAAGAAAAACAATTATTGGTTTCGGAACCTTATTTAATAATATTCAACTACGCCATCAAGATGCTAATGGTAAGGATATTAGTGCAATTAAGGTACCCCTAGCATATGGTCCTGCACAAAAATTCTTGGCAAGAATTGAGCAAGGTAAAACAAATGAGAGAGACATTGCAATTACTTTACCAAGAATGTCATTTGAAATGACTGGTATTGAGTATGATGCAACAAGAAAAACAGGAATTACTCAAACATTCAAAACCACTATGAAACCCAGTGGTTCTTTGAAAAAGGTATTCATGCCTGTTCCTTATAACCTTCAATTTTCATTATCAATTTTTACAAAATTAAATGATGATGCTTTACAAATTATTGAACAGATATTACCTTATTTCCAACCAAGTTTTAATGTTACGATAGACCTAGTAAGTTCTATTGGAGAGAAAAGAGATATTCCTATTACACTAAACAATATTAGTTTTTCTGATGAATATGAGGGAGACTTTACAACTC